GAAGATATTAGTCATCATAGCGTTTAAAGGGTCTTGCATAAATTTGGTATAGCCGTAATCGTTAGCACCCATAGCCCCTAAAGTAATTACTGAGCCTACTTGATACAAAGCACCAACAGCAGCTTCTTCAGGGTTAGGTGCTTCTCCTTTCAACACTTGACGACCTTCGTTAACAACACCGAAACCACCGCCAGAAATAACTAGGTACTTCATTGCGTTAGTAAGTGCTTCTTTCTTGTTACCTTGTTGCCACTCTCTAAAGATACGACGCTCCATTAGATCAAGCTGCTTGACAGCAAAACCTTTTAGCATGTAAAAGATACGTGCGTTAGGAGACTTTAAACCTGCTGACGTTTGCGCTGCCGGGTTAATAGGTTGTAGTCTAAACAGGTCAAACATAACTAGATCACGGACAAGCTCACTGTTTACATCACCAGCAGCTATATCTCTTTTTAACTGATCCAGCTCAGCCTTGCTAAAAGTGTTAGTCCATTTGTTATCAAACGACCCGTTAGCTATGTCTTTCTTCGCCTTGTTAAAAGAAGCACCCATGATCTTAGTCTTACCAAACTTATCAAGACCAGAAAAACCAGAAGCTTTCATAGACCACTCAAGTAGATCCTCACTACCCTTAGCTAGTTTTTCTAGGAACCTTACCCCTGTTATAGAGCTATCACCTTTAGTAGATCTTCTTATAAATTCACCAAAGACTTGTCTTGCTAAACCCACATCGTCAGCAGAAAGACGTATATTGTTTTTACCAAAGACAGACTTAAGTACGTTACCAACACCCAACTCAAAAGCAGCGTTGAATAAGTCGTGTACGTTCATCAACGCACCGTAAGGGTTAGCAATAGTACCTACATACCCTAAGCTTCTAACAACTTCTAACTCTTGAGACATACCTCTGTTAGCATTAACGCCTAGGTCATCTAGTATTTCAATAGCGTTTTTAATTTGTAGATCAGAAAGACCTTCACGCTTCATTGCTTCACGTATAATCTTTTCGTCAAACAACTTAAACGAATCACTTTCAAGCTTGGCTGTTGCTTCTAAGGCAGTCATCTCACCTTTTTTAACTTTGTTCCTAAGCTTCTTTGGTAACTTTTTAATATCCAGTGCTACGGTAGGCATACCAGATGTTCGGAAACCTAGCTGTTTACCTAGCTCCATACGTGTAAGAGTTTCTCTTTGCCAGCGCCAATGAGAATCAAAGATGTTAGCGTACTCTAGCTCTTCTCCGTCTAGCTTTGCTCGCTCTTCTTCCATAGACTTACGGCTACGTTTCTTACTGGCTACATCTTCTGCTTTACCCGCAGCTCTTGCTCTGTTGATACGCAAACTAACATCGTCATCTACATACTTTAACGCAGAGTGCAACCATACATCAGACAAAACACCAGCAGTTACTTCTTTACGATAGCGACCGTTAAACTCCATGTTATCATCAAAGAACTTTTGAAGACGTTCACCAGCACCTTTACCTATTTTAGCATCAGCGTATTTCTTAGCGGCTTGTAAAGATTTTGTTGCTGCTTTAGCTCCAATGTTTGTTGCGTTAACAGCATCTAGCATCAGGTCATTAAACTTAACATCATCTGCTAAGTTCCTTAGACCTTCCATACCTTTCCACATTTCGTCTAGCTCAGACTGACCACGAACTACACGGTTCATTCCACGAATAATACGAGAAGAGAATGCAGGGCCTACTACTGTTTCTGCTAAGGTAGCTAGTGGTGACGCAAAGCGACGAAACTTAACAATACTGCTCTGTGCTTCCGGTATTGTTCTTCCTTTGTCTATAGCAAGACGACCTGCTGTTAGGTCTAACAAGTCTTCTCTAAAGGCATTAAGCTGTGCAACATCATCAAAACCTCTGTTAGAGTCTTTAATTAACTGCTTAACTCTTTTGTTCTTACCTACAACTTTAGCTGCTTGCTTACCGCTAACACCCATCTCTTCTGCATAACGCATTAGACGAAGCATTGTGTTACCTAAAGCATTAGGATCAGTACCTTGTCGGCCTACTGCGTCAGCAAGAAACTCAGTCTCTCTGATAATTAACTGATCAACAAGATCATCGTCAGTCAGCTCAGCTGTTGGTCTTGTTATCTTCTGACCAGACACAGCGGTCTGCAACGCATCAACTTGTTGTGTGTGTAACGTATCTGGATTTGTAGATGTTTTTACAAGATTAGGATTAAAAACAGAATCAATTATTTTACCTACACCGCCGCCTATTAATGCACTGGTGCTTCCTAAAATTAACCGCTCTTCTGCGGACTCTCCTGAAGCAAAGCCGTATGTACCTGCTTCTATTGCGCCTTGCTTAGGTAGACTAACAATACCCGCTCTAGTTAAAAGAGCTGTACTTAAAAAGGCTGAAGGGATAACACCAACAGTTTCCGCAGCTACAGCAGCGCCGGGATTCAGATAAGAAAACTCTTCCCTCTCCTTGTTAATCCTGTCTTTCTCAACAGAGTAAGAAGTATCGTTTACTTTAGAAGCATATAAAGCCTCTAGCTCATCGGCTGTTTGTAATGTTAAACCACCAGCTATCTCACGAAGAACCCCTATACCTTCTTCAGATTTAGAGTTTCTGTAGGCGTTTACTTTTTCTTTCAAGTCGTCAGACAAACCAGCCATTGCGTCTTCTTGTTAACAACGTCTGGTTTAGAAGCTTCAGATAGTTTTTGATTCAATTCTGCAAAAGCATTAATCTTTGCCTTAAGAGATTCAGAAATGTCTACGTCTTTTAAAACACCGCCTATATCTGAACGCTTTACATCACCTATACGTGGTCCTCTAGCCGCCTCAAATTCTTCACGAGTCATCCCGTAAGTACCCATAGGACTAATGTCTTTACGAACAGGAGCTAAAGTAGTATCAGGTTTGGCGACACTAGGTCTTTCAGGAATCGAAACAGACGGTAAAGATGGCTTTGACTGAGCCATTAAATCAGTAAGGGTAACGTCAGGTTTATCAACGCTTACATCAGGAAGCTCTCTAGACTCTAAAGCATATCTAGCACGATCAACAACTTGCTTAAACATGCTAGGAGTTTTATCAAAGTCCGTATCAAACTCATCACCGGGCTTGACAAAAAACTCTATCTTAGTAGCATCTTGCGGGGTAATGCCTAGTATTTTACCAACAGAAGCTTCGTCTGTTTTCAGTACAGCCGCTACCTCTTTTAAAGTAGCACCAGCATCTACTGCTTGACGCGCTAGTCTAGGTATAGCTTCTTTAGGGTTCTTAAAATCTTCCCTATCATCTACATTAGAACTTTCAGGTTGTTTACTAACGGTTGCTCTAGCCATGAAAACCTCAGTTTAAAATAGTAAGATACCTGCGCCAGCAGCGTGTTTTGGATCAATAGGACCAGCACCTGTTAAAATACGTGCTTGAGCTTCTGCTTGTTCTAGTGTAAGTCCTTGCTCATCCATTAAGTCTCTAACAATACTGTCAAATAGTTGTTGTTGCAGCCTTTCGTTTTCGTCAATAGCTTCTGATTGTTCTTGACCTTTTATTTTACGACGCATACCAGACATGGCAAAGTCAACTAACTCTTTCTTGCTTTTGATACCCTGTTTAATACCTAATGCCATTTGTTCTTGAAAAACTTCTACTTCATCTTCTGTACCGCTGCCTGTTAAAAAATCGTGAATGTCACGTTTGCCCATCCAGTCTTGCCAGAAAGTAGTATTAGAACCTTTGTTTATAATGTCTTCTGTAATTATCCTTGCTTGTCTGTCATACTCTTCATCAGAATACATAGCGTCTGTTCTTTGTTTCTGATCAGCATCAACAGCTTTAACAATAGCAGACACAGCAGCCTTTCTTACAAAAGTAGATTGAGGCTCTGTTGAGTTAAGCGTGTCGATGTGTTGCTGAAGCGAAGGAACTTTTTCCAATAGATCAGGATTGTTATTAACATAGTCTGCATAATATCCTGTCAATTCCATCGCACTTTTAGAGGCCGCTGCACTTTCTTGTTGCTCTCTTTTTAGATTAGCCTCTTTTAAAATATCGTCACGCAACCTTGGAGGAATAGTTATTTCTTCTTCTCCTACCTTTAAAGTAGTAGGCACTTCTGTTTGTTGATTTGCTAACATACCGTTAGAAACAAAATCAATTATTTTTTTATCGTCCCTTACTTGTTGTTTAGCTGCTCTTTCGGTTTGATTAAAAGTATACTGGTCTCTACTAGCTGTTAATCTAGCAGCTTCGTCGTATTTACCAGCTTTGTTTAACTTATCAATAGCAAAGTTAAATCTCTGCGTAGGGTCCATAGCAGCAAGTTGTTGTTGCTCTGCTTGTTGCTGCTGTTGTTGCATACGAAGAGCAGGAGCTTGACCAATACCACGGGCAGCAGTAAACAAACCCTCTTGATAAGAAGGCTGTAACAAACCTTGTAAAAATGCTTGTGAAAACTTAGCCATGATTAATCCCTTCCAAATATGTTACCAAACAATCCGCCAAGACCGCTACCAACGCCTTCTATGATACTACCAATATCACCAAACCCACCCGGATCAATAACAGTACCAGACTTAGTAACCTGCGGTGTAAACATACCAGCAAGGATGTTAGATCCTATTCCGCCTAGTAAGTTAGCACGTGCTTGCTCTGCCAACAATCTAGACTCAATACCAGACAACGCAGTCTCACCAAAGAGTCCTGTGCCGTACAACTGAGCTTGCTGCTGTAGCTCTGCCATGCGCTGTGCTGGTTGCGCTGCTGCTAACAGCTGTGTTTGTGGTAAATAGCTTGCACCAAGGAACTGTTGTCCTAGTCCTGCTTGTTGTGCCTGCTCTGCCTGAGCCTGCTGCATAGCGGTTAGCATGGCTCTGTTACGGGCTTCTTCTTGCGCTGTAGCCATAGCTAACATCTCAGGAGTAGCACCACCGTAAGCAGCAGAGCTAACACCAAGACGTCCTTGTGCTGCTAGACGCTCTTCTAATGCTAGACGTTGACGCTCTTCTTCAGGACGTTGTGCTGCTCGCATACGCTCAAAGATAGCTTGTTCACGTGTTGCTGTAGGCATCTGTGCTTGTCCGAAGAAGTCACCCGCACCGCCAAACAACTGTTGTTGCATAGCTTGCTCTTGAGGTGATAACGTCATACCTACTTCAAGACCGCCTGTAGTTGGTTGTTGTTGAGCAAGCCGTCCAACAGGTACTTCAGTGACGTTAGTTAATGGTGTTAATAATTCGTTTCTTCCCGGAGGCTGATAACCAGAAGCCATTAGCTGTTGCTGAAACTGTCTTAACAACGCATCTTCCTTTGATGTGTCTGAAGGAAGGCCGCTTACTTCTTTAAATAGCTGATCCATACCCATATCAGGAGGCAACATCATTGATGGAGGCGCTGTTGGACTAGGTGCAAAACCACCGGGGCTTGTTACTGGCATTGTTTGCATGGGTTGACCACCCATACGTGTAGTAAACATTGCACCTGTAGGAGTCGTTACAGTAAACGGTTTAAACTGTGACCCAGCAAGACCACGCTCCGCAAGCCCCATTGCTGCTGCTTCAGCCTCACGACCAACATCACTAAGCCGATCATAAGCCTCACCTGTTAACAATGTACCTGCAATGGCAGGAATTGCTGGTGATAAAGCAGAACCTATGTCCTGTATATTCCCAAAAATATCACTAAAAAACCCACCACCAGTACTTAGAGCATTAGTAGCTGCCATAATAGGATTAGAAGCACCTATTCCAGCACTAAGAGCGCCACCATAGTCACCAATATTGTATGGATCGCTAATTGTAGTAGCCATTGTTTACTCCCTTAAAGTAGCTTTCCTATTAAAGCCATTACGTTAATCTCCTGTAGTGACAGTGGTGAGCCATCTATCTCTGACTCTAGACCTACCTGTACACTTGTTCCATATCCGGTGGTGTTGAGGCTACGCTGATTTGTTAGCTGACCACCTGTAAATTCTACTGTTGTATACTCACTTTCACCGTAGAACCCAGTTATCTGCGTACCTACCGTAAACTCTGCCGTAGCGTATGTAGTGTCAAAGTCATACGCCCACTTCATAAAGACCACAGAGTTGTTAGCACCAACTAATGTAGGCTTTAGTTTTTTAAGTATCTTAATTCGTGAGCTATCACCAAAGGTTAAGCTTGGGCTGTAGTATTTGAATCTGTAGCCACTGCCGTTATCGCTGTAACCTGTGTACGTGCTGATACCGTTTGTTGTGCCAATGTATAGCGTACCGTTTTCTAACCGTGTAAATGATGTAAACTTAGTAGAAGGCCATCGAGTAACACGGTATGATCCATTTTCTAATGTGCCTCTCACGTCAAAACAGTACGTTACGTCCTGACCAGTAAAGGTTAACAGGTAGAATCCTTCTTCTGGGCTGTATATTGATCTAAAGAACTGTGTCTCGTTCTGCAGTGCTGCAATAATATCTTTTGTAATGTTACCAGACAAACTGCTGATAGGCATTGACTTTTCTTGTATTGTCCTACCAAAGCTCTTAAGTCCCGTGTGCGACAAGAACAACACGTCTGTACCAGTGTACTGCACAGTGTCCCTGTTGACGCAACCAATGCCTGCTACGGTATCTGACAAAGTCATAGAAGCAGGAGAAGTAGCACCGTCGTACACAATGATGCTGTGCTTACCAAAGATAATTAACAGGCCGTTGTGTGCCGCTAAAGCTACAATCTCGTCGTAACCATCAGGCCAGACTTTAGATACATCAATGTTGCCGCTAGAGCCTCCCGACCATGCTGCTCCGTCTAACAAATCAGACCAGTAAATAGTAGACTTGTTAGTACTAAAGTCTGCAGTCCATAAACGACCGTACGCTGCTAACACCTCATGACCGTACATAGTACTAGCAACGCCTGTAGAATGAGGATGACTTGACAGTGCTTCTACAGATCCTACATGGTTTGAGTAAATTAACGGCTCGTAACCACGTTGAAAGAAAAACAAGTGGTCATTAAAGTTTACAATCTTCCAGTCGTTAGCGCTGATTGTATAACTACCGGGAGTCTCGTCTACTAGTGTAGTTGTACCACTAATAATCTTGTTGTTGCCAACAGAGAATATCTTGGTGTTTCCTGCGTCGTCCCTATATTCTTTGATGCTGTACAAAGAGTCAGTACCAAGAACGGTCTTATTTGTTGTTACGACAGTGTGGCCCTTACGTGCAGCAATACGACCACGTTTGTCAATCACAGCGTTGTCTGCTATTTCAGCAAACGACGGATCTTGAGCCAACGGCGAGTCTTCGGTGTTAACACCTTTGAATGCCGGAGCTACAAGATTAATACTCTTAAGTTCTTGAGCCATATCAGATAGTCCTAAATACCATCTCTTCAGGGTGCTTTGCTGCGTCAATAGCAATAGCGTCAGACAAGTACTGGTTAGCAATAGTAAAGTACTCAGCAGTAGACGTACCACCTGTCTCACCACGTTCACGTGCCAACAACGCTACAGCAAGGTGTATCACTGGCATAGCAGGAATAAGCAACTCATCAGTGTTAGCACTTAAGTCTGCTTGTCGCTTAACAGTGTCTACACGTATACTGTACACAGCGTCTGGTGTTGGGCCTACAAGGATCTGTGTGTCACCACTAGAGTCTAGACCGTTATAGGTAAAGTACCGTGGTGTTCCTTCTGCTGCGCTGCTAATGTACAACTGCTCGTTAAACCAATCTTTAGTTTGATACTCCATAAAACAGTTTTGAGTATCGTTAAGCATTGACATAACTTTAATATTGTCACCACCGCCTGTTAGCGAGTATGTGTTATCTGACGCAGTAGTAGATATTGTTATAGTCTCACGCAACGCAGACCAATCAGCAGCCTGACCGACCAGTGTCTTAGCATCATTAATAAAGTCACCTACCATTTTAACGTAGGTTGTACTGGTAACAGACGATGTTTCCTCTTCACGAAGTCTGCGTAGTACACTGTTCATAAGGTTAAGATATGTCATACCAGCATTCCTGTTTGTCTGCCAATAAATTTATTAAGTTCACT